TGCTCTTCCGATCTGGATGAAGACGATGACATCCAAGTCTACCAACGCCCTTGGGTGGGGCTGACGTTTGCAGAAATATGCGATGCCGAAGTGGTTGCAACGGATGTCTTTAATAATTTCTCAGAACTGAAATTTGCCCGTGCCCTCGAAACCAAACTCAAGGAGAAGAACACATGAAACTAGCAGCAGGTAACCCGAACCTAATGAAGAAGATAGCGCCAGTGGCAAAGCCAAGGACGTTCAACCATGTCAAGGACGGGCAGGTGTACGTGCCTGAGAAGAGCGAGCCTGTACGACCCGGGGCTACGGATGCGCTCAAGATTCAGAGCCGCGGATACAAAACTTAAAGGAACAACATGTTTACGCGATACCAACAAACAAAACTAAAAGACCTAGTGCGCCCGAAGATTGGGACGTACTACCAAGGCACAGTGAACATCCGGCTCAACGAGTTAATCGACAACCTGCATGAACAGTACCCCGAGTTCTTTCACCAAGATGCAAACTCCTTACGCAAGCGGGTATTCTTTGACGAGCCAGCGCGTGTGCCCGGACACGCACCCATACCAATGGCAGGGTTTATCAAGCCAGCAGAAGGATGGGTAAATGAGTAGGTCAACACACCCAAGCATCCGCAGGCTGCTGCACCAATACCACGACGGGCTTACCTCTATAGAAATAGCTGAGCGTCTTGAAATGAGGCCGGATTCTGTGCGTAACGCATTGAAGAATATGCCGGACACTTACATTGACCGATGGCACCCAGTAGTCCACGAGCCGCCCCATGCAGTGTGGTGCGCAGTAGTACCGCCCGAGGATTGCCCTAAACCTAAAACGAAAGGAAAAGCATGAATGACATACCAAACTTTGCCGCATGGAACAACGAGAACCTAGCGAAGTTCGCTACTGATTCGTACCGCAAGATGCAAGAGCAGCAAGACCATATCGAGCAACTCCAAGGCGACCTCAAGGACGCGCTCAACGAGATACGCCGACTATTTTGGGAGGCAAGCAAATGAATGAGCACGACACAAACCTACGGGACTTAGTTACCATGTTCGCTATAGCGGGACTGCTGATGCGTGGCCGAGAAGGACCAAGCGTAGCAGACGACGCGCTTAAATACGCCGATGAGTTCATGGCCGCTAGAGAACCCCAAGCCGAGGAAGAGCCGGAGGCTGGCATCGCTGCGCTTAAACCAAAACGAGGAGCTAAGAAATGACACCAGAAGGACTTGTAAAGAAGGCCGTCAAGAAGATACTCGACGATGCGGGGGTGTACTACTTCATGCCTGCGGCTAACGGCTTCGGTCGTGCTGGCATACCTGACATCATCTGCTGCGTGGACGGTACGTTCGTAGCGTTTGAACTCAAGGCGGGTAAGGGCAAGACGACAGCGCTGCAAGATCGGGAGATCGCAGCCATATTAAAGAACGGCGGGTACGCCACCGTTATCAACGAGACTAACGTCTACAAGGTGAAGGAGGTTATTGAATGGATGCAAAAGAGTTCGACGCTATTGGAACGCTGATCGAGAGCCGCATACTGCAGATGACTCCCGAGCGCAGGGACTCCATGATTCATTTGTTTGAGCGCTTGTCTCGCGGCTTTGTTGGTGATGAGAACGGAGCGCTGATAGTGGTAAAGCACGAAGGCCATGTGGAGATCATGGCGGTTAACTTGGACGAGTTGGAAGCATCCGAGTTGATGGGCGTGTGCGCTATTAAGTTGCACGAAGAGATGATGTCAGGCGCTCCCGAAAGCGGGCTATTAAATTAAAAGGAAACCAATGAGCGCACCATACGATCAGATACTGACGATTGATTTTGAAACCTATTGGGACAGCAAAGGCGGGTACACGCTGTCGAAAATAACAAACGAGGAGTATGTACGTAATGATAAGTTATTTAGAGTGTTCGGAGCTTGCATCCATGTATACGGAAGCGACGCAGTTACTCAATGGTATCGAGGAGATGAGCTTCATCGAATCCTATCAACATACAACTGGGAGCGAACAGCAATCTTGGCACATAACGCCCAATTTGATGGATCAATCTTATCTTGGCGGTACGGGGTCACGCCCTGCTTCATCTTCGACACCCTATCAATGGCGCGTGCTTTACGCGGCGTGGAGGTTGGCAATTCACTCGCGAGACTCGCAAGCGATTTTGGTCTTCCCCCCAAAGGGACAGCCGTATATACGACAGACGGACTTATGGAAATATCAGCGGCCGTTGAGACTGAGCTTGCTGTTTACTGTAAACATGACGTATACCTGTGCGAGCAAATCTTCCAACGACTCGTTGCGGGCTACCCTTCATCGGAACTACGGCTCATCGACATGACCTTGAAGATGTACACGCAGCCTTGCTTGGTGCTGGACAAGCTGATGCTAGTCAATGCGCTGGAAGAAGAGAAGGAAAAGCGTGAGGAGTTGCTGACACGCCTTGGTGTGACGGATGCTGCGCTGGCAAGTAACGGACAGTTCGCTGAGTTGTTGAAGGCTGTAGGCATAGTGCCTCCTATGAAGAAAAAGAAACCAACGGCTAAGACACCTAAGCCTATTGGTATGAACTTTGCCTTTGCTAAGACGGATGCTATGTTCCAAGCCATGCTCAACGGGGACAACGAGGATGCTGCTGCGCTATGCGAGGCACGGCTCAAGGTTAAGTCAACTACCGAGCGCACTCGAGCGCAACGGTTCCTTGAGATCGCAGGCCGGGGTACTCTACCTGTACCGCTGTCGTACTACGGCGCACTGTCAGGGCGGTGGACGGCTAGTAAGGGGAGCGCCATTAACATGCAGAACCTAAAGCGTGGGTCGTTCCTACGCAAGGCGATCATGGCTCCTGTTGGGTATCAGCTTGTTGTGGGTGACTTGTCTCAGATCGAGCCGCGTGTGCTGGCGTGGCTAGCGGACTACCAAGACCTGCTGAGTATCTTCCGTTCGGGTCAGGATGCCTACGCACAGTTCGGAGCGCAGATGTTCAACATCCCCGGCATGACCAAGGACAGCCATCCAGTGCATCGCCAGTCAGCGAAGTCGGCTCTGCTTGGTGCAGGGTACGGACTAGGGTGGGCATCGTTCGCTCAACAGTTGTTGGTCGGGTTCCTTGGCGCACCACCGCTACGCTATACCAAGGCAGACGGACGGCAGCTAGGCGTTACGCAAGCGTACATCGACAAGTTCTTGGGCTGGGAAGATAACGTCAAGAAGCTGCTGGAGATACCGCACATCTGCACCATGAAAGAGTTGGTCATCCACTGCGTTACTGCCAAGAAGATCATCGACATCTACCGTGCAACAGCGCATCCTGTGGTGACGTTTTGGGAGATGTGTTCGGGGCTTATCAACTCATCCCTGTACGAGGGCGAGGAGTACACCTACAAGTGCCTCACCTTCCGCAAGGAGGAGATCGTGCTGCCAAACGGCATGAGCCTGAAGTATCCCAACCTGCGCAAGCAGTACGAGCGTGATGCTGACGGCATCCTTACAAAGAAGTTCAACTGGGTGTACGGAGACGACGCTACCAAGCTGTACGCAGGGAAAGTAACCAACAATGTTACGCAAGCAGTTGCACGGATCGTCATGACTGATGGTATGCTACGGGTATCTAAAAAATATTTTGTGGCTGGAACTGTTCACGACGAACAGATTGCAGTTGTACCTGATGAACAGGTTGCTTACGCTAAGACTTGGGTCTTGGCGCAAATGGTCATGGAGCCAAAGTATTTGCCGGGGATTCCCCTAGCCGCTGACGGTGGTGCGCACCGTAGATATGGACTAGCAAAAGGATAGGAGAAGCACATGAAAAATAATAAACACTGCGAGCACTGCAACGCAAAGATGGTGGAGTACAAACACTCTTTTAGCAAAGCACTGGCTACAGGTTTATGGCGACTGCATATTGCCAACGGCATCGTTAACATTAAAGACCTTGGTCTGACAAGAAACCAGTGGGATAACTTTCAAAAGCTGCGCTACTGGGGTTTAGTTGCTCAGTCATACCGAGATGACGGAACCCGCTTAAATGGGCAGTGGCACATAACCAAAGAAGGTGCGGACTTTGTTGAAAAAGGAACAGCGATTAAAAAGTCTGTTTGGACGTACCGAGGTAAGACAGTTCGTTTCGATGGCGACACATGTTTCTTTAGGGACGCACACGACGTAACGTACGAAACCAGAAACACATATGCTGCTAACGCAGTACCACATAACCAATAGGAGAAGTTATGCCAACAAAACTAAAAGCGCAGTTCCCAAGGCGCATGCGAGTAGGTAAGAAGATGTATTCAGTCGAGATCGTGGAAGCCATGCTAGACAAGAAGATCATAGGTAATGTCCACTACGACAGCCAACACATTGCGATTGCATCGCGTCACCCACACACGGGTCGTATGCTTGCAGGCGCAGAGGTTAGGGATTCGTTTTGGCACGAGTTGGTTCACGCAATTCTGCACGACATGGGGCGACACAGCCTCAACCGTGACGAAGTGTTTGTTACTGGGTTCGCTAACCGGCTATCGAAAGCCATTGACTCCGCGAGGTTCTAATGCCAAAGGTTGTATGGTCGCACTCAGCGCTCAAGGATTACGAAAGCTGCCCTAAGAAGTACCAAGAGGTGCGGGTACTCAAGAAGTACAAGTTCACCGAGACGGTCGCTACCCTGTACGGAACAGAGCTACACAAGTCTGCAGAGGAGTACATCGGCGAAGGTAAGGACTTGCCCGCGCAGTTCGAGTTCATTAAGCCAATGCTTGATGCACTGGCTAAGAAGCCCGGACGCAAACTTGTCGAGCATCAGATGGCGCTTACAACCGATCTAGTCCCCTGCAAGTGGGTTGGTCCAGAGGTGTGGGTACGTGGCATTGCTGACTTGCTTATCATCGACGACGACAACCTTACAGCGTGGGTGGTGGACTACAAGACAGGGAACAACAAGTACCCTGACAGGGAGCAGCTAAAGCTCATGTCCATCATGGTGTTCAAGCACTTTCCCCACATCCGTAAGGTCAACTCCGCATTGCTGTTTGTCGTCAAAAATGATATGGTCAAGCACAGCATGGTAGTTAGCCAAGCCGATGCCGAGTGGTGGTCATACCGCCAGCGTATTGCCCGTATCGAACAAGCGCATGAGACTGGTGTATGGAATCCAAAGCCATCACCGCTGTGCCCTTGGTGCCCAGTAACTACTTGTCTCAATCACCCTAAACACTAAAGGAACGGTCATGCCTTACAAAAACCCAGCCGATCGCGCAGCTTATCCAGCGTACGATCAAAAGCCAGCAGTCAAAAAGAAACGTGCAGCCCGCAACAAAGCCCGCTCGATGCTTGAGAAAGAAGGGCTAGTACACAAAGGCGACGGCAAAGACGTTGACCACAAGAAGGCGTTAAGCAAAGGCGGTGCAACGACACGCAGTAATTTGCAAGTCAAGTCCGCAACAGCTAACAGGTCGTACGCTAGAAAAAGCGACCACAGCATCAAATAAAAACATGAGAAGCAAATGCAAGTAATCGACAACAAAGCACTTTTATTCAAAACCAGAAACCCTACCAAGTACAACCTAATACCTAAACATAAAGTCCTATCGGAAAGCAATGGGACGTATGAGATATTGGTTTACTTCGGTATGGAAGAGGTTAAGGTACTACGAAACTTAGGTGTCAAAGATGTACCTTCGCCTATTAGTTACCGCTACAAGTGGCCGGGCAAGTACAAGCCTATGTCACACCAGCGCGATACGTCAGAGTTCTTGACGTTCAACCGCAAGGCGTTTGTATTCAGCGAGCCGGGAACAGGCAAGACGCTGAGCGCTTTGTGGGCAGCAGACTACCTTATGAGCATCGGCAAAATCCGCCGTGTGTTGATACTGTGCCCGCTGTCCATCATGCAGAGCGCTTGGTTGGGCGACCTTAGTAACAGCATCATCCACCGCTCCGCTATCGTGGCGCATCACACACAAGCCTCACGCCGTATCGAGATGGTGCAGCAGGACTACGAGTTCGTTATCACCAACTACGACGGGCTTAACCTGATTGCCAACGAGATCAACAACGACGGTCGCTTTGATTTGGTTATCGTTGACGAAGCGAACGCATACAAGACACCGACAACACGGCGTTGGAAGGCGCTCAACAGCATCATCAAACCAAACACACACCTGTGGATGATGACGGGCACACCTGCATCGCAGTCCCCTGTAGATGCGTACGGCTTGGCTAAGCTGGTTAACCCCAACGGCATCCCCAAGTTCTTTACCGCTTGGCGAGATATGGTGATGAACAAGATCACGATGTTCAAGTGGGGGCCCAAGCCCCAAGCCCCGCAGCTAGTACACGAGGCGTTGCAGCCAGCCATTCGGTTTACCAAGGCGCAGTGCTTGGACTTACCCCCTGTGCTGACCATGACCCGCATAGTACCTTTGACCCCGCAGCAAACAAAGTACTACAACATACTGAAAGAGCGCATGGCTATACAAGCGGCAGGCGAGGCGATCACCGCAGTCAACGCAGCCACCGTGGTATCCAAGCTGCTACAGATTTCATGCGGCGCTGTATATACAGACGACAAGGACGTGGTGGAGTTCGATGCTGGCCCAAGGCTGGCGGTGCTCGAAGAGATTCTGGGCGAGACAGATCGCAAGGTTTTGATCTTTGCATTGTTTCGCAGCAGCATCGACAGCATCTACCATCACCTGCTAAAGAAGGGCATCAACACAGAGTGCATACACGGCGGCGTGACACCCAACAAACGTGCGGACACAATCCGCCGATTTCAAAATGAGAAAGACCCAAGGGTGCTAGTCATGCAGCCCCAAGCATCGGCCCACGGGATTACCCTAACAGCCGCTGACACAGTTATTTTTTATGGTCCGTTGATGTCTGTTGAGCAGTACATACAGTGTATAGCCCGTGCCGATCGCAAGGGTCAGAACGCGGATAAGGTAACAGTTATCCACATAGAAGGTAGCCCGATAGAGAAGAAGATGTTCACAGCTTTAAGTTCCAAGGTTGTGGATAACTCTTTGCTTACGCGCATGTTTGAAAACGAAATAAATTTTTAAGAAAGGGTATTGCAAAACCAAAAATCCGTGTACACTTGTCAAACGCTAGACATAATAAGGAGAAAGCAAAATGGAAGAAGACATCATCCCGATGGATAAGTTAGCCCGTATTTATCGCAAGATCAAGACGGAAATTGATACACTGACCAAGGACTATGACACCAAGGTCGAGTTGTTGAAAGAGAAGCAAGACACGCTAAAGTTTGCTATGAAAGATCAGATGAAAGCGCTTGGCGTTAAGTCTGTTCAAACCGAGTTTGGAACCGTGTCCATGATTAACAAGACACGGTATTCGACACAAGACTGGGACTCGTTCAAGAAATTCATAATTGAACATGAGGTGGTTGACTTGCTTGAGAAGCGCATAGCGCAGACCAACATGATTACCTTCCTTGAAGAGAACCCCGGCCTAGTCCCTCCCGGACTAAACGCTTTTTCGGATTTTGAAATCCGAGTAACTAAACCAACCAGCAAGTAAGGAGATTACCATGAGTAATGTAGTAGCATTTAACGCAGCGCAAGTACCAGCTTTCGCTCGTAACAACGAGTTGTCCGATACAGCCCGTGCCCTAACAGGTGGCGGCGGTGCATCCGCAGGCAAGCGCATCTCGATTAAAGGCGGCGTGTTCCGCTTGATGTCAGATGGCAAGGAAGTCACATCCATCGAAGACCGCCACTTGGATGTCATCATTATTAAAGCTGCCGCTAAGGTAGGCCGTCAGTTCTACGCTGCTGCGTATGACAAGGATGCCGCTGGCGCTGCACCTGACTGCTGGTCTAACGATGGCGAGAAGCCTGACGCAAGCTCCAAGGCAAAGCAGTCCATCACCTGCATGGCTTGCCCACAGAACCAAGCGGGTTCAGGTACAGGTAACAGCCGTGCTTGCCGCTACCAGCAGCGTCTGGCCGTGGTGTTGGAGAACGACCCAAGCGGTTCAGTGATGCAGATGGTGTTGCCAGCAACATCGGTGTTCGGTAAAGAAGAAGGCGACAAGCGCCCATTGCAAGCGTTCGCACGTTACCTTGCAGCGCAGAACCCTCCTATTAACCCCGAGCAGATCGTGACCCGCATGAAGTTCGACACCAAGTCGGAGTCCCCCAAGCTGCACTTCGCTCCTACCCGTTGGTTGACAGACGACGAGTACGAGATTGTGAAAGAGCAAGCGCAGTCCGCTGACGCTATGAAGGCTGTTGTGATGACAGCCTCGGCAACCGATGGCGCAAAAGCCGCACCTTTGAAGCTCGAAGGCAAGCGGCCTGCAGTGGTGGAAGAGGAAGACGAAGCCCCTGCGCCAGCACCCGTACCAAAGACCCGAGCGAAAGCTAAGCCAGCACCTGCGGTGGTGGAAGACGACGACGAAGCCGAAGACACAGCGCCCGAGCCGGAAGTTCGCAAAGCAGCACCCAAGGCGACAGCAGTGCCCGCAGGTAAGAGCAGCTTAGCCAACATCGTGGCTGACTGGGACGACGAGTAATTAAGTTTCGGGGGGAACGCGGGAGCCGCCTCGCTCTCTACCAATAGACTGGTGCCGTTCACAAGGAGAGCACCGCAAGTACCCCCACCTAACACTATGGCCTATTCACAGAAAATCATTGACGCGGTAGCTAAGGCACCGAAGACTACGGGGAACCAGCTTGCACGTTGGGCTATCCACTTAGATTTTCCGGTGACGAAGATTGCCTACGCGCTCGGGGTAACACGTCAAACCGTCTACAACTGGTTTGAGGGTAAAGATATTTTTGTCGCTTACCAAAATCGTGCCGAGTTCCTATTACAAATAATGTCCACATCGAAAACAGCAGATGAGGCTTGGAGAAAAATATGCAAAGAATACAACTTGAAACCTTGAGCCCACGCACACTTACCGACAAAGAGCTAGTGCACTATGTAACGCTGTACGCTACATCGCAGATACCCCACGCATGGGTAGAAGAAATAGTCGCCCGCTTCGCAGCAGTCGTAGACAAAAAATAATCCCACCCCAAGGAATCCTATGGACCCGCTTGAATTTATGGCGGCGGTCCTGCCACCTCCCGGTAACGGGCGGTATTGCGTGGCGGAACTGACTAAGAAGAAAGAGCATATCTATGTTACCGATCTGGAAGATGTACGTGCCCCGATAAACCGATGGAACAAAGCAAAGCTGGACATTTACTTTGCGTTGGGTACGTTTGGAGATGACGACAGCCGCGTAGCTGCCAACAGCCGCATGGTCAAGTGCATCGCTATTGACGTTGACTGCAACCACCCGAAGGACATCCCTAACGCTGAAGGCGTGATTACTACCAAGGCATATCCGTCAGCGAAAGCTGCGGCGCATGCCATCATGGACTTCTCTGCCGAGGTTGGCTTGGATGCGCTAGGTGCTCCGTGGCTTATTGCATCCGGCGGTGGTGTACATGCCTACTGGCCTTTGAAGGAAGCTGTGAGCATCGACGAGTGGAAGCCTGTGGCCGAGTCGTTCAAACGCTTGTGCTTGTTTAAGAAGCTGGGCATCGACCCAACGGTGACGGGTGACGCTTCTCGTGTGTTGCGTGTGCCAGCAACAATTAACACGGGGTTCAAAGCCAAGAAGCAAGTGCGCGGCGAAACCAATGTGCGCTTTATGAATGAGGGTGATTACTTTTCGCTTGACGACATACGCGACTTGTTGGAATCCCAGTTGATCGGTACAGCGTTCGAGTTGAAGGTGCAAGCGAAGCCGAGCATGGCGCTGGCACTACCCGGACAAAGACCTGCGCAAGCAGCTACGACTTCAACGGTGCAGTTGTTCCCAAACAGCGTAACGAAGTTCAGCAACATATTCAAAGCGACTAAGGCTGGTAAAGGTTGCGGACAGTTGGAGTTCTATGCCACTCATGCAGGTGATGACGGTATGGAACCGCTGTGGCGCGGCATGCTTAGTATTTCTCAGAAGTGTGTTGACGGCGAGAAGGCATCGTTGTGGCTCAGTAGCCTGCACCCCTACGATGAAGACAGGATGCGTACGAAATTGGCTGAGATTAAAGGGCCATATCCATGCACGAAATTCGACTCAGAAAATCCCGGCATCTGCACTAATTGCCCGCATTGGGGGAAGATTACAAACCCCTTGATGCTAGGCCGTGAAGTAGCGCTGGTGACTGAGGAGAAGCAGATCGAGGTGATAGCCCCCGGAGTTGCTGAAAAGGTGCGCAACGTCTTGCGCCCAGAGGCACCCAAAGGTTACGCCTACGGTAAACACGGCGGGATTTTTGCAGAGAAAGAATCCGAAGGGCCGGACGGCACGGTAGATAAGCGTCAGGTCTTGCTGCTGTCTTACGACTTGTTCCCTGTGGACATCCTTGTAAGCAATGGTGAGCATGTGATTCATATGCTGGCGCTTCGCCCCGAGGGAGCGCAGACAGTAACCGTAGCCCAGAAAGCCGTCGTCAGTAAAGACGACACCATGAAGAGCCTCGCTAACCAAAACGTGATTGCATCGTTTGGTGCGGGGAATGACCAAAACCTATTTTCTTATGTGAGAGCGAGTGTAGAAAAAATGTCAACAGAAAAAGCACCAACACGAGTACCCGATAGCTGCGGCTGGCAGAAGGACAACACCTTTGTGTACGCAGGGAAAATCTATTCCCCCAACGCAATGCCTGTAACCGTACCTATGGCGGGATTAGAAAACATTGTCAACAACACGCAGCCCACGGGCAGCATACAGGGTTGGCGCAATGTGATTGATATGCTTATCAAGCATAAGCTGTGGGATCAACTGGCGATCGTCTTGGTGGGCGCTGGCGCTCCGCTGATGAAGTTCACTGGCATCTACGGCATGACTTTCCACTGTGCGTCAACGTACTCAGGCACGGGTAAGTCCTTGGCGTTGGAAGGTGCGGCATCCATATGGGGACACCCAGTCCACTACCGTACGGGTAAAAGCACTTCTCCAGTAGCCATGCAGCAGCGCTTGGGGTTGCTCAACAGCATGCCTTTGATTACAGACGAGATCACCAGCAAGAACCGTGCGGCTCCTGAGTGGTTCTCCGAGTTCCTACTGGACATGACCGAGGGTCGCGGCAAGGAGCGTATGGAGTCTGGCTCCAACAAAGAGCGCCTGAACAACTCAACTTGGATGTCCAACGCCATCATGTCGTCCAATACCTACGTGATCGACACGCTGCTTGGCACACGCAAGCACGCTTCGGAAGGTGAGATTCGCCGGGTAATTGAGTTTGATATGGATACGGTTCTTACTTGGACTCCTGCTGAGATTGAGGTCATCAAGTCCTTGGCGCACAACTACGGCGTGGCTGGCGATATGCTGGTGCAGCACATGGTGGACAACTACGAACGCTTGGTGTCTCTGGTTCCCGAGGTGGTTCGGCAGATGTATACCGAGTACGACGCTACCAATGACGAGCGGTTTTGGATGGCTGGCGTAGGTACTGCGATTGCGGCCGGTATCCTGATGAGCGACAACAACGCAGGGATTGCCAACTTCCCTATGAAGGAGATCATCGCAGCGTTTGGCAGGCGTATCGAGGTCATGCGTAAGGCTATGCACGGCAACAAGCGGGATGCCGAAGACATCCTCAACGCCTTTATCCGCGACAACTACGGCAGCTTCGTCATCGTCAACTACGGTGATACCGGAGGTGTGCTTTCTGCTATGGGAGACGGGGCGGTGATAGATAAAAACACAACCCGAACGGCCGTACAGGGGCGTGTAGAGAACGGGGTCACGGTTAATTGCTCTGATTTGTATATTGAGGAGCGTGTACTGCGCACCTTCTGCTCCTCCATGAGTTTCGGTTACACGGACTTTAAGAAGCAGTTGGAAGCTCACCCGCAGATGAGGGTGTCGTATATAGCGCGTAAGGACTTGATGGGCAAAACAACAGGCCCCGCCATGCGGGTATCGGCAATCAAGATCACGCGACCCTTAATCGAAGATGACGCTGAAGATTAACTACCCGTGGGAAAAGGTAAAGAAGGGGCAGGGGTTTTTCGTCCCCTGCCTCGATACCGCAGCTACGCGTGAAGAAGGTTTGAAACGCGCCGTGTTCCTTCGTGTGTTCGATGCCCAAGCAAAGGAAGGCATCCAAGAAGGGTTTACGGGCGTTTACTTTTTCAGGTTGCCTCGGCGCGTTGTATAGCCTTCATGTAGCGTTCGGACTGTAGCTGGCGCTGCTTGTTCAGTTCTTCAATACGCTTTGCCTTGGCATCCCCATCTAGGCTAGACCCCCGAATAATGTTTTCCTGTTTGCGTATCTGCCCCATGACCTTCTGGTACTGCAACGCCATAGGAGCCACCCGTATTTCTGCGCGGTGGTCTTGCAAGTACTCCTTGGCATCTTCAATTTTCCCTGTGCTGCGGTAGTTGTCGAAGGTACGTTTGGCTTGCAACGCCTCGTCTGCCAGCTTGTACACAACGTCCGCATCTTCACCGCCATACTTGCGTTGGAAGGAACTGCCAATCAACGGCATCTCGGATAACTTACGGGTTGGCTCCTCAATGCTGCTGTCCTTGGCAAACAGGCTGTCGGCAGAAGCGGCAACCATAAGCGGTAACTGACCCAAGTACCCGGACACAATGTGCTCAAGCTGAACTGGGGACAGTCCGGGAACCATACGCCCAAACCACTTAGCCAACTCGGTAGTGTTAGCGTTGTACTGTGCCTCGGAGTCCAGCTTTTCCAAACGCGTGGACAGTATTGGGTTACCGGAGAAGAAGCTCTTGTTGGCGTACACCTCTGCAATAGGCTTAATAATTTGCGGCATGCCCAAGTTGCTTCCCCCGGGGATAGCGCCTACAAACATGTCTTTCAAGGCACGCAGTTGCTGCGGTGTGTTCACCTCACCCTTAATTGCGTCAGCGGCAGCAACTCCAGCGGAGAAGAACCAACCAAACTCGTAGGGAATAGGTATCTTAATAGGCTCATCCACACCCGGCAAAGGTATGAAGAAGTTGCTGTACCGATCTCTGGGCTTGGCGTTCTTGTAGTACTCATCATCGTCCATAGCCATTGCGTAGGCAATGCCAAACCCAGTCAGCATCATGGCGTTGTTGATAAACTTTTTCCTAATCTTCAACTGTTCATCGAACGGCATATTGCCACGCGCTGCTTTGAACAACACGCTTAGACCTTGAATCTGTGCGTTGAAGAACGGAATCATCCGGCTGGCGTACTGCACGGTAGGCGACAGACCGCGCTTGTAGAAGTTCATTGACTCCCGGACAGCGTAGCTTGCTTCTGCCTCGGACAGACCGTTTTTGATAGCGTTATCGTAGATTAGCGCACGGGTAGCCGCGTCAGCTTTAATGGCTAAGCTGTCAGCACCTTTAAACAGCTTTCCTAGCAAGCTCAGGCTCTTGCCCCCAGCCAACTGAAGCGCCATCTTCTCCATATCCGCTGGGCTACCGTCAAATATACCGCTCTGCACCAAACCTTTTTCAATTAGCTTAGCGCCTGATTCACTTTGTCCGGTAGTCATTTTCAAGAACTCTTTATTGGCTCTGAAAATGGCTGTAAGCGGTCCGTAGTCCAAACCTGCTGTAGCCGTAGCTGCAAACGGGTCACGAATTAACTGGCGGGCCAAGTAGATAGGTGTGCGGGTAACGCCCGAACGCAACAAGTCACCTGCCATACCGCCCAGTTTCAGGAACGCAGGCAGCGTAAGGTGTGCGCCTTCCAAACTCTTGATGATGAGTTCAGCGGGGATACCGCCGAACATGGTGTCGTTTGTTTGTATACGAAGCCAGCGCTCCCCCTTGTCTTTAGGATCACTTGGGTCAGGCTCTTGAGTCCAACGAATAATGCTTGGGTCAGCAACGCCCTGCCCTTTGTGAACCGGCATGAGGTTCTTTTTGTCTTGCCCTTGGCCTTCCCCTGCAGCTTGCATAGCGTAGGCTATGTTTTTCTGCGCCATGTTGGTCATACCTTTTGTAACCAACAGCATGGTGTTACGCATGACAGACTGGTTCAACGGCATGATCTTAGCGTCGCCGCCTTTTAGTTCGGCAAGGTACGGCTGATGCTTGATGTCACCGATGGTTATGGTTTTCTCACCGCCGAACACAAGTTCCGCATTGCCGTTAGGCAAGACGCGGTAGTAAGGAACGTAGTCCTCATCCTTCAAGAACGCCTTTGCATCATCACGAGAAATGGCCGCAACTTGCGGTGAAGAAAGCCACTCGATCATCCCTTTGTTGTACGCGTTGTACAGCTTGCGGGTCTTTTCCAGCGCAGCTTTTAACTCTGGGTCAGCATCTACAGAACGCATAACGTCCTGAAGTTCCTGCTCGGTAACGCCCATAGCGCCGGTGTCCAGCTTAGCCAAACCCTTGTTCATAGCGCGTTGGGCGATCATGTACATAGACGCAATACCCATCTTGGCTTCGGCGTTACCGTATCTGTCAGGGATGTCTTGTACAGAATCAAACACATCAATAGCGCTGTTCTCCATAGAGCTACGGACTTCGTAGTAGCCCTTTTCGTCTTTGAACATCTTCGGAGGACCCATCGTTGCTGCCATCTGGGTGATGGGCATGTGCTGGTCTGCAGCGGTGATGCTAAAGATGGCCTGACGGAACAACTTGGTGCTGCCCATAGTGCGCGGGTCTTCCACAGCGTTGTTGAGCGCGGTAATAACGCCTGCCCGCATATCGGCACCTTCCATCTGCGCTTCAAGCATCACGTTGGAATTACCGCGTACTTTTTGCAACAGTGTTTTTGGTTGGGCTACTACGCGCTGCGCTGCCTTGGACAGAGCATCGTCAGACTTGTAATCCGCGGCGCGGAATACGGCTTTTTCTACAGCAACTTCACCGCCGCGACCGCCTTCACCTGTCTGAACATACTTACGTGCGCTTTCAACCACTTGCCGTACTTCTTCGTCGGACACATTCTTAGATTGGAAGGTACGAGCAAAAGCACGTTTAATGACGTTGTATATACGACGCAAAGCTGACTCTTGTTCGGCGGTTGGGCCCGTCTCAGCAATATCAGCCAGTACTTCTTCTACAGCGGTTTCTTTGGATAACCGAGCGTTTGCCTTCATTTTGGCATCAGCCTCCGCACGTACAGATTTGTTGCCGCTGTAGATACGGTTCATCTCAACAGCGTATTCGCCACCAAGCACTTCACGCAAACCAAAGTGGCCTGCAATCTCGTGCGCCACAGTGAGCGCTACGTCTTCACCTGTGTGCAGGTTCTCAGCTACCAAGTAAACTTTCTTGGTCTCGGTATCGTACAGACCGGGAATTTTTCCAGTCATGTTGTCGCGTTTGGCTTGCTCTTGGATATTGAGCGGCAACCCTTTTTCTGTAGCCACAACCACAATTTCGGGAATAGTTGTCCAGTTAGCGGTGATTCGGTCAGCCAGACGCGCTACTTCCTGCTCCTTCATACCAGCGCCTTCACTGGTCTTGGTGCGGTACAAAGCGCCTTCTTCACCTAAGTCTTGACCAAGAGGCATGTCGGAGATAGCGTCTTCGTTGCGCTCGGCAGCAGTCATCTCGCCCACATCTTCTAAAACGCCAGCTTGTTCACGCGCCTTGGTAGTTTCTTTTTCCAGCGCGGCAAGGCGTGCTTTTGCGTTAGTAAGCACATCTAAATTAAATGATTTACGGCGACCCGCCGCGTAATCCGTTCGGGCCTGTTGCAGATTAGCTATGGTCTGTTTCATGCCTGAAACTTGGGAGTTCAGCGTAGATAATCTATCGAAAGCGGCTGCTTGCAGCGCAGTTTTCTGAGCCAAGTCCATTGACTTAACTTCTTTTTTGGTCAGCTTTTTGCCTGCAGCAATCTTCTCGGCGGCTAGCTGGTTACCAACCTTTACAGCCTGTTTTGCTGTAGGTATTTTTTCTATAGGCGCTTCGGACAACTTGGTCTTTGTAACGCCCGGAATCTTCTTGCTTTCTTCGCTTCCTGAACGAAGTTTGCTTGGCTCCGCAGACTGCTCGGTGGTAACAGACCCCATCCGACGCGCAAGTTTTTTACTGTCTGCAGCAAGTTTTGCGCGTGCAGCAGCCAGTTCTTTGGCAGTTTCAGCCATACCGAGCTTGTCGCCTTTGGCTTTTTGCTTTTTCATTGCAGCAACTAACTCGGTGACTTTGACCTCGCTTGCCCTGCGCTCATCCGCAGCATCCTCAGCCATCCCAATTAAGTCTTGTTCCTCAGCGGTCGCTGGTTTGATTTCACGGATTGCGTCTTTGCCTTGGCGCTGCATAATAGGGGTAGCGCGGGCCGCTAACTCGTTTAGTCTAATTTCAGCAGCGTCTATGCGGGTTGACAAATCTGCTTGTTGTTTTAAGAAACCTTCAACGCCCTTGAACGCTGGCTTTGTAAAGATGCTGCCTTTCGGACCGTACATGGCAAGGCTGGCTTTTTTACCGGGCTTACGGGATTCGTAGAACGCATCCAGCTTTTGTTTAAGCGTACGGAATTCAGCTACTTTTTCACGCACTGCGCTACCACCGCCACCTGCACCGTGCATTCCACGGATTTGGTTAGCCATCATTTCCAAGCGGGATTCTTCTGCCCGTACTTGGGCGACGTTCATGCCTGCAGCTTCTTCTGCCAGTGCTTGCGCAAGGTAGCTCTCAGACTTAGCCTTTGCAACGTCAATCTTTTTAAGCAACGCAGCGCGTTCTTTGTCCATCTTCCCAATTTCCATCTTTAATTGGGGAACTTTAAGTCCGTTCAGTTGCTGCTCGTAAGCTAGTTCTGTCTGGACTTCATCAGCGGTAACGGACGTAAATGCCGCACGTTCTTCATCAGTAAGCGCCCGGTAACGGCGAACGTCACCTGCATGCAGCCAATTCCAGTTACGTGTCCGAGCCGCAGACATCTCTTCGGCTTTTTGTCTTGTAGCGTAGCTACGATCGGTGGTATCACGCAATTCATCCTGCGCTTTGCTGGCAGCTTCTGCACGGCGCTTGTCGTTAATTGCAACAGAAAGATCGCTCTGCGCTTGAATGACATCCCGTTCAGTGGGGGCAGTAGCACCCAACTTGGTTAGCGTATCCCGAGCAGCCATAACCGCTATCATGGAATCAATGTGACCTTTGGCAGCTTGCGCTGCTTCGGCATTGTTCTTCAAGCTGTCGAGCTTGTTCAGGGTGTTCTGCAACTTCGTCTGCTGCTGGCTCAAAATGTCGAGCTTTACCCGGTTGTCTTTCTTAGGGGCCTTGCCGATTAGCTTCTCGGTAGTAGCTATCTGTTCCCGAATGTCGTCCAGCGCCTTGCTGTAGACCGTGATGCTTTCCTGCAGTTGTGCATGCTCTTCGGATTTTGAGGACGCTGACAAGCTCAGTATGGACGAGAACATAGGGTCGTCTTGCAAACGCCCGTAAGCAGCAATAGCTTTTTTTGCCTTGTTGTTGCCTGCCAAAATACTTTTTGCGGTGGCTTTTGTTTCCCACAAGTTTTTAAGGGAGCTAAGTTCTTGCTCCAATTCCGTAATGGACTGGCCTACTTTCCTGATCTCAGGCAGCGCAGCTACTTGTTGGGTGGCTTCTTTCTCGCGGGAACGCATTTCTTTAACAGCAGCGCTGTTGAGGTAGCGTTGGAACATTGCAGGGGTGGCGCGTGTAAGGGCTGTAGCCGCGAGTTCTTTCTCACCAAACAAGTCCATCTGGCCTGCTTGTTCTGCAGCATCCAAGTCCTCACGAACACGCAGATACTGCTCGAGTGCATCAGGGTACATCCCCATCTCGATTGCAGTAGCGCTTGGGCCACGCAGGGTCGCCGCTTGTTCTCTTGGGCCACCGGTTTTACGCACCTTTGCAAGGTCGTCCACCCGTTTTTGGACCTTCACTTCGCCGGATGGGGCTTTAAATTCATCTGGACGGCCTTGGAATGGGCCTTCAATGTCTTCTTGAGTTATCAAACGGGCTTGGTATGCAGCCTGTGCGGGTTTTAACGCAGTTATTTTTTTCGCTTCTAAGTCGGCTAGTTGTTTGTCAATAACTTCTTTGTATCGCTTTGCGCGGGCTCTGGCTAAGTCTTTAGCGTCTGTGCTTGTACGGGTTCCAAAGTCTTTTCCGCTGGCAAGCGTAGGTGTTACCGTGCTTGTTGGGGGTGTCTGTACAGGGAACGCATCGTATAGCGCTTCTTTGCCTGCGCCTTTTGGAACAAAACCTTCTTCGTTACGCTCGATTCGGGCAAGCTGCTCGTCGATAAGCGTAAGAATCCCGTCCTTGTCTGTCTCAGGAACACGGTTGCTCACCCGGGTCAAGAACGCGTACGCGTCGTCCGACAGATCATCGCGGAGTTGCAAACGGTCAACGCGCTGGCGCAGTTCTTCGGCAGTAAGGGGCTCTTCCGTACCTTCACGGCGGGGGTACAACTTGAACGGGGCTTCACCGCCGCGCTGCACTGGGCGTCTACCTTCGTCTGGCGCTGTGGCGGTTACATCTTCCCCTGTGAGAATCTGTTGCATCTGCCCAATCGGAGCAGAACTAGGTGTGGTAGGACCGGCTTCTTGGTCGTTTGCACCAAACAAACCTAGTTGTTCGTTAATCTTGGGGGAGCCGGGGCTGCGTTTTTCGCCCATACGCCCTAACGAGGCTACTTCTTTTTGCTGCGCTGCTTCGCCGCGTTCTTGCACACGCTCTTGGGTACGACGATCTACATACGCACCGGATTCTTCCCGCGATAGACGGCCACCAAACTGGGGGCTGGTTTCAGAAGTGCCGTAGTAGCCGCGCTCTTGGGCAGGCATGTCGATACCTTGCTGCGATTGAGGTGCAATTTGGGCTTGCAGGTCGATGACCTTTTGGGCGTGTTTGGCTGCTGCGGGTAAATCACCCAGTATCTTTGCGGCTTCCATTTTTTTAGTTGCCACCGCAAGCTGGTCTTCTACAGACTTGCCTACATTTTTCTGAGCTTCTATCAGTGCGGCCTGCGCTACCTCGTACTTGGGGAGCAGGCTAATTATTTCGGCGGGGGTGGCGGTTTGCGCTTGCGTGTTGTATTGCTCAACAAGTTGTTGCAACTGGCGCACTTGTTGCCGGAAATCTGTGGGCTCAACCGCATCAGCTTCGGAAGCCACGCGTGCTAGCGGCTGGCCTGTTAAGTCTAGCTCCGGAGTAGTTGGTACGGGGGCTTCCGCTCCCGGTATAAGCGCCATCTGGTTCTGCAGCGCAGTTGTATCGGTGATTGCTGCTGGCGCAGGGGGCGCAGCCACAGGTAAAAACTGCTTGGAACGGCGATACTCTTTGGCAGCATCCGATAGCACCGCAGCATGTTCTTTTAACTGTAGGCCAATTTCCTTATTTTCCTGTCGCTGCTCTTCAGTTAGCTTTTGGTTCTTAGCGCCTTTGTGGATCGAAGCCTGCAAATCTGCTTGTTTCTTTTCCGCAGCTTGATACACCTGCTGTGCGTTAAGTGCGTACTCAGGGGTTTGGCGCTCGGCTTCCAGCTTTGCTTCAGCTTCGGCTTTGGCTTGGGACTCTTCGAGGCTGCGCTGCTTCTGTGCATCGCGTTGGTTTTGGTCGAAGCGGCCTTGCTCTTGCCCACGTTCAACATAGCGTCCAGCGGGAGCCAAGATACCGCCAAGGACAGCACCGCCAAGGAAGTTGTCAAAATACTCTGCACGGGCCGCAGGGTCGGCAATATCCAAACCAGCCTGCATACGCTCAAATACTTGCTGACCCGCCTCGGTCAAACCTTCTATACCCATTGTTTTACTGGTAGCAAACAGGTAGTCGGTCGCGGTTTTCTTAATGCCTTCCTTGGCTAAGTCCTGCGCTGCTTTAGCGGATATGTTTACGCCCGCCCGTTCAAACATCTTGCCGAGTCCGGGAATCATCCGCATACTTACGGTGTCCAGCGCAGCCTGTGGTATTGCGGCTAGTGCAGCAGCGCCGAGGTCAGTCTCCCCCAGCTTCTTGCCTGTATCAACTTGGCGGGATAAGTTTGAGCCAGTGAACTGCCCCGCGGAAGCCAAGCCTGCGGCACCCAAACCAAGCGCTGTACCCGCTAAGCCTGTTACGGGAAGTGCGGCAGCGCCTAAACCAGCCACAACCGGAGCCGCCATGTACGGAATAGAACCAGCCGCCAACTCAGCGATATTAGCTAGGGGCGCTTCTGTAAAACTCTTTGTAGTTGGCGCAAAGGTTTTCTTTTGGTAGGCTTCTTGCTCGGCAATGTACTTCTCTGCTTCGGGAAGTCCCATGATGCCAGTGCGTCCGGCTAGGGCGGCAACATCACCTTTTAAGTTAGAGAACCCTGCCTTGAGCGCAGGCATGAACCCAGACTTGGGTTGATCTTCGGGTTCTGTACCTACCCCAAAGGCTTCGGGGTACATCTGCTGCGCTCTTGCGTAGGCGGATTGGGGCGTTTCCCCCGCTCTGATAGTTACTGATGAACCGTCTGGGAGTAAAACGCTTTGCGCCATAAAATTGTCCTTAGCAGTGTTTTGGCTGCGTTAGTGCAGCCCCCGTAGTATACCCTTATGGCCGCGAACCTGCAACAGGCTGTGTTACGACGGGCCCAGCTAACTGCGCAGCTAGCATCGTAGAAATTTGCTTGTATAGCACGGGGTTGCTTATCTTTAAATCGTCCAACAACATAGGATTTTTTACATAGGCTTGCAACACCGCTTGCGTACCTTTTCCTTCTTGGTTTGCATCCGTAAACAGTTGGAAACCTTTCTTGACATCCCCGTCGCCAAGTGTTTTAAACAGGCGTTCTTGTCCTGACGGTTGCAAGGATGACGTTATTTGGGCGGCTCGGTTTAACTCGCCTTGCCGTGCAGCAGCTTCTGCAGTAAAAATCTTACCAGAATCTTCGCGTTTTTCACTTCGATCTTTTGCACGCGCGTCCATACCGCCTTGAATGGTTATATTAGCGGCGTTGGTTATCTTGTTCTCAGCCGCAGTTATCTCTTTTCGGCTCATGTTTTCAGAGTTAAACCGAAGGTCGTCAAAAGAATCCTTAGCGTCTTCAATCTTCTGGCGCTCGGCTGCAGTGAGTTTCAAACCTTCGGAGTACATGCCCATACCTTTGGTAGCGCCCTCGGCGATACCTGCTAGGCCCCGGCCTGTGGACTGCATCATTGCCAAACCAGCGTTGATGACGGCCATCTTAGCGTTAAGGTTCTCGGCCTTTTCAGCACGGTCTTCGCGGCCTTTGATACGGGACTCCTTACCACCGAGCAGCGCAGCCAGACCTTCTTTGCTTGTTTGGGCATTTGCAAGTTCTTTCCCGGCCATAGCCTCTGCCGACGTTTGTAATTGCTTGCGAGCATCTGCTTCGGGGTCTACTGCGGCACCTTGGGCGGCAAGTATTTTTTTATACATCGCGGTTAAACCGCCAGCACCCGCCCCGCCAGCCCCAGTGCCTGAACCGCCAACACCTTCTCGTTGGGAATAAGGTGCGCTTACTGTTTTTAAAGCCCCATCTGCGGGAACACGAATGTCGCCGCGACGTGTATCGTCCGTAGGCATTGTTGGAGCGCCTTTTGTAGCCTGCGCCATCGAAGTGCGTTTTCCTTCCGTACCAAAGTTGACGTTGTAGTTCTGCCATTTTTCTGCTTGTTTATCTCGCAGAAGTTCTGAAACTTTAGCGGCTCCTTCACTGCCTAGCGTTGAGATAAGCTCGCCTATAGACATACCTTCGTAGCCAGTTGTGTCTGGCAGTAGGTTGTTTTTACTAACACCGGGCGCGTAGGGCGCGTAGGGCATGTAACCTGTGCGCATTGTTCCGCCGGATTGAAAACGCGGGACTTCCCCACCCTCGTCAAAAGCTACGATTCCGCCGCCTGCTAAGCCCTGCATATTTGGGGCGGGAAGCTGCGCGATGCCTGAATCTTCGGGTAAACCCTGAGCCTGTGGCGCTGCTTGTGGAGCCTGCATACTCTGCATTTGCTGTTGTGGAGCCTGTGGGGGTTGTGCAATAGACGCTACAACCTGCTCGTTTACTTTTGGGGGCATGCCCCTCTGTTGCGGTTGACGTGCCGCTATCATTTTCTTTTGCTCTTCACTAGCCGCTTTAGCTGCAAGTAAGGCCATTGTGTCGTTTTGGTGCGCTGCAGCAAACGCTTGCAGTCTTTCGGGTCTTAGCTTTGTAAGCTCTTCGACCATAGTTTCCATGCGTTGGATTGACATACTTACCCTTATTTCATTCCATGAATGAGGAGCGCTGCGAGTCCAGCGGGTTTCTTAGACTTGATGGAGCCGCCCTTGGCTTTCATAGTAGCGCCAAACAGGGACGTGCCCAGACCCGCCACTTGGTTAAATGTCGAAGGCTGCGCTTTGTAAAGCTCTGAACCCAGATTTGACAGGGGCGCACCGCGTACAACGTCTGACATAAAGCCAATCTGCTTGTAGGGGTAGTTCTGCTCGGCCATATAGTTTTGATTTCCTACATTGAGCATGTTCTGAACTTGCTGTTGCTGCTGAGTGCCCAAAGCGTTTTGCAAGTTCATGTTGCCCGTGGTCTGGCCGTACAGGTTTTGACCTTGAGAGCCAAGCGCTGAGAAGCCTTGTAAGCCTGTCTGCGTACCTTGAAGTCCGTAGTTAGCACCAAACTGTTTGGATTGCTCCGCCTGTTGTTGCGCGTTCATATTCGCCTGCTGGTTTGATTGCTGTGCTGCTAACCGGGCCTGCTGCTCTGCGTTGAACTGTTGTTGCGCCTGCTGATAGGCTGCTTGGCTACCCTGCGCCTGAATGTCGTTCATCTGAGTACCAAGATTGCGCTCACGCTCAGCACGCATGATTGCGTCACGCGCTCCGCCAAAAGCTCCCGATTGAGCGGCTTGGGCTTGCTGTTGGGTTCCTTGGATGCCTGCCTGTCGTTGCGCTTCGCGTTTCTGAATATCCACCACACTCTGCATGTAGGGGCTCATATACTGGTCGGCTGTACCTTGCCCAGTAAAACTTTGTGTGCCAACTTGTTGTGCGTTGAACTGGTTTGGCTGGTAATTTAATTGACCTGCTCGTTGCGCCAAGTCTTCCAAGCCGCCTGCGGATGTTAGCGAATAAGGGTCTTGGGTTAAACCCTTTGCTGTACCAAAAGCGGTTTTTTGTAAATCTTGAAAAGCCGCAACCTGATCTCCGCTTAAACCGTATTTTTTAGCCCAGTCAGCATAGCTTTGGTATGGGGCAGCTACCGCTGTTTTTGCTGATGCTAGATTGCTTAGTGCAAACTCGGCTATTTCAGGCGCAAAGCCTACTTGATTTAGAACTGTTGAATCTGCCATGACTGTTCCTTATGCTGGAAGGTGGCGAGCAGACTTGCTGTTCACCGCCGTTTTGTTTTTGCCGACTGTCTTTGCGCGTCCTGCTTGGATGCGAGCCATCATCTTGTACAACTCCCGTGCCCCTGCGTC